TTGAAAATATCTATCTCCGGCAAGGTCCAGCTATTGGATTCGGAGCGGAAGGAAGTGGTTATGACCCCTGTTGGTAACGGGGAATACGAGATCTCGTTCAAGACCGTGGACGCCATGACAGGGGTCAAGTCCTTTGATTTCACGGACGATGAGTTATGGTACCTGAAACAGCGGGTGGATTACCTTGATCGGCAGGGGATGTTCTCCGCCGAGACGATCGATTCTTATTCCAAGATACTCGACCAGCCTTTTTCCGGGGAGGAATACCAAGATAGATGGAATGAGCTAAAGGGAATAGATCCTATCGCTTAACGGGATATAAGCCTTTATCGGGGGCGGGCAAATAAAAGCCCCCGTATATATTAAAAGAAAACGAGTTATGGGAGTTGATTTGAATACGATATTGGCGATAATCGGTGCGATGGGCGGGATCGAGGGGATAAAATGGGGCATCCGTGCGTGGGCGAACCGTAAGACGAACGCCCGTATAGCGGACGCTCAAGCTGACGTGGAGGAGTTCAAGGCCCTGCGTGAGTATAACGAGTTCTTGCAAAAGCAGTTGTCTGAGAAGGAGGAACGGTTTGTTGAGCAGACCGGACGGCTCCGGCAGGTACAGGACGAGCTTTTCACGTTGAAAGAGAGCTACTCGGACGTGAAGATAGAACTGGCTTTAAAGAGGTGTGAGAAAAAGAAATGCGGCGATCGTGAGCCGCAGAACGGTTATTAATGAGGGAGGATAAGGAATGAGAAATAACAATTTACCCCGGGGATTACGTAACAACAACCCCGGGAACATCAGAAGGAACAGCGATGTCTTCCAAGGCGAGAAGACAAGCTCTGATCGAGAGTTCAAGCAATTTAAATCGATGGCATACGGTTACAGGGCGATCTTCAAGATCCTGTCTAACTATTACCGGAACTATAAGCTGGATACGATCCGTAAGATGATAGGAAGATGGGCTCCGGAAAACGAGAATGATACGGAGGCCTACATTAAGGCCGTGTCCGATTACGCCGGTATCCCTGCCGATGATCCGATCAATGTAAATGATCGTGAGCAAATGATCCGGATTGTGGCCGGGATGAGCAAGGTGGAGAATGGGAGAGAGGCTGATATGTCGGATGTGATAACGGGGTGGAGCTTGTTATGATATCCGATGAATTAGGGTTTTAACAATGGGTTCTTTGACAGGATGGGATAGCCAATAACAAATAATTTTTACATTTGTGATGTGAAAGTTATATGTTATGGAAGAAAATAAAAACTTAGGTGAAATAGTCATCTTTAATACAGATAGTGGTGATGTGAAAGTGCAAATAGATGCCATTAACGAAACTATTTGGATGACTCAAAAAGGAATGTCCGAATTGTTTGATGTTAGTGTATCGACAATAAGCAGGCATATTAAAAATATCTTTGAAGATGGTGAGCTTGAAGAAAAAGTGGTTGTTGCAAAAAATGCAATAACCACTGAGCATGGAGCTATTGACGGGAAAACTCAAACGAAGGAAGTGACGTTCTACAATCTTGATATGGTCATAGCCGTCGGTTACAGAGTTAACAGTAAACGTGCGACCCAGTTTCGTATTTGGGCTACAAAAACACTTCGTGAATATTTGGTAAAAGGTTATGTTCTTGATGATAATAGATTCATAAAAGGCCAGTCGTTGACTTATTTCAAGGAACTGTTAGATCGAATTCGGTCGATACGTATATCCGAAAGAGTGTTTTACCAGCAAATCAAGGATATCTATATGTTAAGTATAGACTACGATAAAAATGACCAGACAACACTTGATTTCTTTGCGTCCGTACAAAACAAGCTTCTTTGGGCGGTAAGTGGAAAAACAGCAGCGGAATTGATTTATTATAGGGCGAACGCAAAGTTACCGATGATGGGACTTACCTCTACGGAGAAAGAAGGTATTGTTAAGTCTTCAGATATTAATATCGGTAAGAACTACTTAACGAAAGATGAGCTTGACAACTTGAAATTAATAGTCGAGCAATACCTATCTTTCGCAGAGGCCCAAGCTATCAACCATATACCGATGAGGATGAAAGATTGGGAAGACAACCTTAATATTATCTTAACGATGAACCGTAAGAGCATCTTGACTGATTTAGGTAAAATATCAAAAGAACTGGCTAAGAAAAAGGCAAAGAACGAGTATGCTTTATATAAAGAGGCTCAAAAGGAGCAAGAATATTTGAATAGTATAAAAGAATTGGATAAGGATTTAAGGAGTCTAAGAAAAAAGAACCCTCCTAAATAGCATATAACTTTACATTTTATTGGAGAGTTTGGCGGCTATCCCATCATCATGGTTTAGTCGCCTTTTTCGTATCCGGGCGGCATCCAAATACGGGTACAATCAAATTTTTATAATAATGAAACCTAGATGCATTGTATTAATAATGGTAGGTATCCTCTCCCTGTTTGGGTGTCGAACCAAGATTCAACCTGTCGCTATCGAGAACCGTACCGACTCGATCTACATAGATAAGTTGGTACCTTACCCAATGCCAGCCGATAGCGCTTCCATACGTGCGTTGATGGAGTGTGATGAGCACGGCAAGGTTGTTCTCCGGTGGTTGGATATGGCGATCACGAAGAATGTTGAGCTTATGTTCGTCTTGGATAGCCTCGGTAACGTGATCGCCAACATGAGAGTTCCTAGGGATACGTTATATCTCCCTTCGAAAGAGGTATATGTCGATCGTAAGGTCGAGGTCCCGATCCCTGTGGAGAAGGAGTTGTCTCGATGGGAGAAAATAAAGATTGAGGCAGGAGGGTGGGCTATAGGCTTGTTATCCGGACTGGCCGTGATTGGTATCGGCTATGTAGTAAGATGGTTGTTACAAAAGAGAAGATCGTAGTTTGATATTGGTTTAGTGTTTTAGGTTTTCAGTCGTTCTGTCTGTAAAAATGGAGAGATTTTGTTAGGATTAAAATAATGATTACATTTGGGTATTAATATTAAACTATACTAATTATGGCAGAACAGATAAAATCTTCAAAGAGGTGTTATAATTGTGGTTGTGAGTTTACCGATGATAATAAGGAAACAGTAGAACATATACCAATGCAAGCGTTGTATGCTGGGTATTCTCCAGAATATAAAATTAATCGAATAACGGTTCCTGGATGTTATAAATGTAACCATGAATATGCAAAGATCGATCAAGAATTAAGAGATTTTATTGGTATAACAAATGATAATGATGAAGCACAATTAGAATTGACAGCTAAAGCTGTAAGGAACATTACTAGAGTAAAAGGTTTTTGGAAAAGACTAACACCTTTGGCTGGAGAATTGGGTGTGGAGTTTGACCTTGATATATTAGCTGAAATTCATAGAAAACATTTCAAAGGTCTTTTTTATAATAAGTATAAAATTCCACTATCTAATGATTATGAAATTCAGGTAATTGCAGATGGAGACGAAAAGGATTCTAAATTGGTAGAATGTGTAAATGCTTTTCATGATCAGTTAGATGATGAGAATGTTCCCTGGTCTGTATCTGGACATCAAGATATTTTTCAATATCGACTTGCTACTTTAAGATGTGATGGTGGTGATATTAAAGTTGTTGATGATATTCCAAATGGTTCAGGTTGGATCATTTGTGAAATGCTATATCATAAAGAACGCTATGCTATGTGTTTGGCTGCAAAAACAGAATTTTTACCACCTAAAAATGACATAAGAAAATAACTATAAAAGAGAGGGGGAAGAAGCCCCCAGCCGTTAAGTAAAATCTCTAACCTTCTTACTAACGCAAACATGCGAGCAAATCGTATGGCCGGGGCTGAAAACCCTCTTCCATGGTTTACTCGCATTTTGCTTTTTAGGGAAAGTTAGAGGTTGTTCTTTTTACAACAGTAACCTCCCATCCTTCTTATCCATCACCGCATTGAAAACACTTTTATAGGTCTCATACAACTCCTTCCGGCTTTCCGGCCCCGGCCAATCGGCAAAAGATTCTCCTGCAAAAAATTTCCAAGCGAAGATCCGTTTGGCTTTTTCGGACAACCCTAACAGGTCGACCATATCCCGGATATCCTGCATACGTTCCCGGATATACTCGGTACGGTCAATACTATCATCGGGCTCATCAATAATGTTCAGTCTTCGCCAATCCACATTCTCATCTACCGGGATAGGCTTGTATTTATGCCGGTAGGGAGACGTGTCCGAGGTAACGTTCAGCTTTATCATTTGCAGGATATACCAGTCAAGTTCGGTATATTTACCTTGCTTGGCTTCCATAAGCAGGGAGAGGTGTTCCAGAGGCTTTTGAAGTAGCATACACATTACCTCGTTCAATACGTCAATAGCTTCACTACTCATTCCGGCAAGTGAGCAGTGATACTTAGCGTAATCCAGCCACCTGTCGTAACGTTTCTCAATATATTTATTCAATGCCTCACTTGCCATAGTTGTCTTTATTTGATATATTTGTCGCAGGTTGTAATGGGGTGGCGCTGTGAGGCGCTGCCTTTTTATTTATTCTCTTTGTTAGTCTTTATCTCTCGCTATAAAAATGTTATCTTTAGCCTTCTTTTTTATTCTTAGCCCAATCGATAATGTATTCAATACCAGCGTTGAATCCTTTACTGAAACCATCTTTAAACTCATGATTTGATATTCCATGATAGTAAGCCGAGCCGAAGCACAAGGCGAAACCAATGGCTATCAATACCATCCCTGTTCCAAAGTATGGATAAGCTAGGGATATATGGAATGGCTTGAACTGGATCGATATTCCAGACGTGAGAATGAATATTAGCGAGATCATTCCGATTATTAACAATGATATTTTAAGCATCTGAACCTCCTTTGTTTACATTGTGCGACATATTCTTTAATCTTGTTTGACTTTTATAATCCTTACATCCATAAGCGGCGAGATTAATGGCGTGCGTACCTATTCCTTGTCCGGAGAAGCATGGGTAACGGATACATCTTACGCATTTCCTTCGTGGATATTTATTAGCGTCCTCCCGTTCTTTCAAGCGGTTGATCCCTATGTGTTCCTCTGCCATGGTTATTCCTCCTCCTCGGTCTCGTCGAATATCCGGGCCATCATATCGACGATGTTTGTTTGTATATTGTCCTCCGCTCCAAGCACGGCGTTGCTTATATGCTTTTTCTCCTCGATGATCCTGTAGAGTTTCTGGTCGATGGTCTTGCGGCCAAGCAGGTAATAGCAATTCACGGAGTCCTTTTGGCCGATACGATGCGCCCGGCTCTCGGCTTGGTCGCAATCTGCGTATGTCCACGGTAGCTCGATAAAAGCGACATTGCTTGACGCTGTCAACGTGATACCCGCCGCAGCAGCCTTGATGGAGCAGATGATGACGTCCGTCTTGGGATTCCGTTGGAAAGCGTCTATGGCCGCTTGCTTTTGTTGCATATCTTGCCGTCCGGTGACACACACCGCCGAGGGAAACGCCTGTAGGAGCCGGTCTACGATCTCATGCAGGTTGCAGAAGAGGATGATCTTCTTTCCGTTCTCCCGAAAATCCTTCACGAAATCGATCACCTCTCTCAACTTACCCCGGGCCGTTATGTCCTTCAATATGCCTATTCGTACCATGACCTCGCCTTTCAGCGATTTTTGTACCTTCTCATCGTCGGCCTCCTTGTATCGTCTCAGATAATCCACCAAGTCACGCTCGGCGTCTTGGTATTCCTTGCGGTTGGTGATCTCGCAGGTCACGATCTGCCGTACCTTGTCGGGTAATTGAGTCAGTACCTTGGATTTTTCCCTCCGGAAGAAACAATGCTTCCAGAGCATGAAATTGAGCTCTTTCAAGTTCGAGGCCCCGTGCGGCCCGGAGCAATAGCGGTTCGTGAAATATTTCCAGCCTCCGAGATCGTTCATCCGGTCCATGATAGCGAGTTGGCATATAAGGTCGTTGGGCTTGTTTACGACAGGGGTACCGGTCAACAGGATGATCCACTCTTTCCCGGCGGTGATACCTTTGCAAAACTTGCTTTGTTGGGTAGCCGTTGATTTTACCTTATGGGATTCGTCAATGATCACGCTCTTGAACAACTTGATCGTATTATGGAACTCTACGTCTTTCAGCGTCCATTTCTCCGATTTGTTGATTCGGCGTACGAAATACTTCCGTAGGCTCTCGTAGTTCACGATGAACACATGGTTCATGCCCGTTTGCCAGAAGAATGGCCATGAGGTTCGTACCGAATCGGTCAATACCATGGCTTTCTTGTCCGTGAACTTGTGCCATTCACGTTGCCAGTTGATCTTGACCGTATTGGGGCAGATTACGAGACAGGGGAAAGCATCAGCTTTGTTGATGGTAGCGATGCTCTCTAATGTCTTGCCGAGGCCCATGTCGTCCCCATTGATAAACCGTTTTAGTTGTAAGCCTCGTGCGATCCCTTGCAGTTGATAGGGGTAAGGTTGTATCTTTAGGCCATGATCCTCGTCCAACTCGGGCATGTCCGGTATTTGATAGGCTATGTCCTCGTCGGTCTTAGACTCGTTCCCTCCCCAGTTGACGGGTTCGAAGTGCCTCACGTAATAGGTGAGCTGGTCTAGCTCCGCCTTGCACTTATTGTTGGCCGGGATCATCCACGCTCCGGTAGACTTGTCCCACCAGCGGACGCTGACGGCTGTCTTTAGCTTGTCAACGACCTGCTGGCGGTACCTGTCAAACCTTACCGCGTAGCATTGTCCCTTTTCCGTGTTTTGTAAAGTGATTTGCATAACGGTTGTTTTTATTATTAGTTAGGCGAACTCGTCGAAGGCTTTCACCTCCTCGGCGATCTCCTTGATCTGCTCTTTTTTCTTCCGTCCCCGTTTCTTTGGCTTCTCTTCCTTCTCGCCCGTGATATCCGATTCCTCCGGGGTATCGAAATCGAAGGATTCTTGCTTGATGCCATATTTACCTTCGAACAGGTAAGCGTCCACCTCGTAACTACATCTACCGATAGCCTCTTTCAACTCGGCTCCGTAAAGGTACCCGTCACCGGACTCGTCCTCATATTTGGTGAACGGGACGGAGAGGTTAAGGATCTGCCCGCTTTTCAGGAGCTTTTGCGCTTGGATTGATACGCCGGCTGATTCATCATTACCGCCTTTACTGTATCCGGTGACGATGATATTCTTTAGCTTCTCGTTCAAGTCATCGTCGGAGGGATTGGCGACATTGACCAATGTAGCCTCGTGCATCTCACAGATTTTCACTACGTGTGGCTTAAGCCGGTTCAACGCGTACAGTAGATCGGGGTGGATAAACTGCTCCGATTCCTTTAGGATGTTGTTCTTGTAGTTCGCTTCCACGAACTTTTCCGTATACTCCGCCGTGAGCTGGTTGTTCTTGATCTTCACTTTCTGGATCTCGTACACGGGTTGCTCTTTTACTAATTCTTCCATGCTCTTTTAAAATTTAGGATTGTTATAACTCTGAGGCGCTAAGGCCATTTCAGCTTTCACCTTGCTAATTATCGTGCGACACCATTCCAATTGGTGGGTCGCGGTACGGTTCAATCTATCACACCAGTCGACTAGGTATTGCTCATCCTTGCACAGGCTGTCGATGATAGCGTTTATGGCCTTTGAGGTCGCTCCGGCCCGTGAAGCGGTTTCCCGTAATGTGTCGAATACTTCCGATTTCTTTTTCCCGTTCAGGTGATATTTGGCATCGGCCAGCAGCTTCCCGGTTCGGGCGATATAGACGGCGAGGTCGTTCCCTCGCAGGACGGCTTCCTGTACCTCCTCGCTCATGGTAATGTTCAGGAAGGCATCTATGGCGGCCAGTTCCTCGGATATCTTGTCTGTCGGTGTGATATTGAGATTCATGATTTTTATTTTAAGATATAATCGTTGCCACACTTGCCGCAATGATATACGTTGAATGTATCTCCCGTATGCGTCTGTAATTTCTTTACGAGTACGGGAGCTCCGCATATAGGGCATTTCTTTGCCAGCCTGTACTTTAGCCAGCCGATTAGGATTAAAATTAGACTCTTCATACTATTAGCTTATTAGCATCCACCATTTAAAGGCTAGCTCTTCGTACTTTTCTTTGCCACGTTTATATAAAGTGTCATCTTTTTTTATTGTGGCTTTGAAAATTTGTTGATTCTTTTTGCTTATTGCAACAATAAAATCTTGTTTACTCCCAGCAATGTCCATATACCACGCTCTTGAGCGATCCCAGTCGAAAAAATCTATGGCTTCATTAAATTGTTTTTGAGAAGAAGCAAAAGTTGTTTTTAAATCTCCTCCAAACCCCATTGCTGAAAACCAGAAATCCCATTTGCAACGAGTGTCAAGTGTATATTCAAAATTGCCGTATTGGAATTTTTGATTTTTGTTTATCATAAATTTCTGTTTATCGGATTGTTCCAATGCATATTTAATGAGCGGATCCCGGCGGGCTTCCATACGGAGTGACTTGATCATGGCTTGTGCCAGTTCCCAATCTTCGCCGGAATACAATACGTCATCTACCATATGTTTGTCATATCTTACCCGTTCGGGTTCTGTCAGCATCGCATCCACCAGACTCCCGAACTTGAACGCCTTCTCCTTATCCCCGTATTGCGTACGGGGATAGAGGAGGTTCTTTAGTTCTGTCAGGTCTGAGTTGCTGACCTCAGACCGTTGGTAATACGTATCTTGCATCTTCTTCCTTGAGTTTTAAGTATTCAATGACCGCGAAGTCAAATTCAAAATCGTAAGTGTTATCCATCAGCCACCGGAACCATTTGCGGCCCTCTTCCGTATCGAGGATCTTTTTTAGGTTACTCGGTGTACGCCTGTATTTCCCGAAGTTTATCCATGAGGACAGATATAGCTTTCTCATATCATTTGGCTATTACGTCATCGACATATCTCACGAAAGCGGACTGGATTCGCTCACCGTCCTTATTGGCTGTTTTCTCGCAATAGGAGATCATCTTCTTATGGATCTTCTCAAGATCCTCCATGCTCATGTTGATACCCTCACGCATGAACCACATCTGGTATACCTGCATGAATCCTTGTGGATTGGTGACTTGGATCTTTTTCTTGATCTTCGCCTTGGTAGGGGTAGGAGACATACTGGCGGCACTGAAATCGAAGGCTGCCTGTACTTCCGCGGTGGCTTTCTCTGCCTCCGCCTTGGCTCTCGCCTCCTCTTCCTTGCGCTTGCGTTCCAGTTCGGCCTTTTGACGTTCTTCCGCCTCTTTCCGTTTGCGCTCCTCCTCCAGCCGTGCCGCCTCAATTGCATTGGTCTTGCGAATTTCCTCTTGCTCCTCCAGCTGTTTCCGGAGGGATGGGAGGCGGTCGACCAAGGATTGTTTCAGTCCCTCGATCTCGAAAGCGTATCGATCGGAGTATTCTTTTTTCTTTAGGATGGCTATCTCGTTCTTGATCGCTTTGCGGGTCTCACCGTCCATATAGAATGTCTGTTTGTTATCCACGACGTTTTTCACGAAATCCGTCCATGAGAAACCGGTGCTTGTTTGCGTGATCTGCCGGCATACGTCCCCATACGTGGCTAGGGAGGCACGATTGAAAATCCCGTTCAAGGCGTTGATATGCTTCTCGACGTAGGTGGCGTACGTGGTATCGAGCAAGACCGTTATGTCGGCCCTGTATTGGGCTTTCTCGTTCTCCGCCAATTGTTTTTGCCGGGCCTCTTCCTCTCGGCGTTTTTGCTCTTCCAGCTTCTTGGCGGCGTATTTGTTACGCTCCATCTGTAGCAGATAAGGGATGGTTCCCTTGGATTTGGCGTCTATGGAACCCTCTAGTGTCGTGAAACGTTTGGATATGGCTGTTAGCATTTGGGTTAACGGCTTCCGGCGGTTGTTCATGTTCTCTACGGTCTTCTTTGACTTCGCAAGGTATTCTTGTACCGCAGTGTCGATCTCGTCCGTGCCGATACCTCCATTTCCCTCAATCGTGTCCAAGAGGGTTTTCCCTGCGTTCGTGCAAGCTGAGACCGACGCCTCATTGCGGGCGAGAATATCCGGGGCTGTCTGTAAGATGCTAATGACCTCGTTAGCCTTGAAAGGTAAATTGTTATTCTGTGTATCCATGTCGATAAAATTTTGAATGTTGATATTGAACTCTTAAAATCCGGCTTCTTCATCTTCTTGTGATATTTGGGCTGTTATACCAGATACGGGTACCGGTTCCGCTTGCGGTTGCTCTCCGAATCCTTGTAAAGGATTTTCCGATTGGGGCTGGAGGGCTTGCGGTTGCTGTCCGGCTTGATTGGGCTGGATAACGGTTGTTTCTTCCAGTCCGTAGTCGATCTCTTGCGGTTCCTCCTGTGTCTCGAATGAGGAGAACTGTCCCGTGCGTACCTTGGGATATCCGTCGAAAGCGTGCTTGATAAGCTTGCTTTCCAAGAATCCCGGATCAATACCTCCTTCGCTAGAGGTATAAAGGGCATTGGCCTTCCCTTCTTTCTGCCGGGTTTGCGGGTTCCATTTCTGGTTGTTCTTAAAGCTGTACGCTTCCAATCGTTTGATATCGCCTTCCATCATCCAGTGCCAGTCCACGGTACCGTCGGAGCGTACGATACGTAAGAAACCACCTATCACCTTGTTGGACTTTCGGGGGCATGCCGCTTGGTAGGTCACGGTCTTTACGCCGTCGATCAACCCAGGGGAGAAGGTATCGCCCTCATAGCAAACCACGGGATTATCCACGTAACGGACTTGTCCGGCACGTTGCCGCATGACTAACTCGCCATATCCGGTGATGGAGAGATAAGCACGTAGTTCGTAGATATCGCTACCGTTGTTATCCTTATAGCCGGTCTTCGTGCTACGGGGAAGAATATAACAGTGCGGTCGTCCTGTCGGGTCAAGTGACAGGCCGTTGACCGCTATATCCAAAAAGCATCCATAGAGGGATAATGGTGTGCATTTTTGCAGTTCCGGCTTGTCTTGTAAGATCTTCCGGAAGTTGAATTTCTCTTTCTCGTAGATTTGCGCTCCTTGGGCGGTACCCCAGATCGCGTTATACATTTGGATGAACTTTTGTTCTACCCTGTTATCTTCCGCTATCATGAGCGGGTTTAGCTGATTCAACTCAGCTACTTTGATCTGAATTAGATTCGACATGATGTTATGTTTTTAAATGTTAGTTACCAATGTTTAGCTATCATGTAAGCCATTGCCGCACATCCGGACGTCGTGATGATATGCAGGAAATGTCCTAGGCAAATAGCCACGATTCCAAGTATGGCGAGCGTTCCGAAAAGGATGTAAAATCCCCACCTCACCGCTTGGGCGAGTTTCCAGTAATCTGTTTTCATACGTCAATGATTTATTAGCAATGCGGTTTACCGTCCGTGAAATAGCGAGTTGGATGGGTATCGTAAACTTCCTTTTGCAACGCCTTGCCAAGGTGCCTTGCTATGTTAATGATTCATTTAATAGTCGTATGGATTCAGGGCGCACTTATACAGGTTTTCCAGCCTGTACTCGATTTTGCCCGGTCGCTTGTAACGTTGTAGCCTACCTTCCGAGACCCATCTTTCCACGTTCTGCCTCCCGAAACGGAGGTGCGCTTCCTTTTGCCCGATAAATTCCCGGATACCCGCTTGCATCCTTGTGATTTGCCAAGCAAGGTATTCGATCTCGATCTTTCGTAAAGAAGGTATGCTTTGATAGGTGTTTTCGGTTGGCATGGTTATTCGCTTTTAAATAGATTCTTTTCGTTCGCATATCGCATAAACTCCGCCATAGAGTGTATCGAGAGTTTTCGGAACACGTTCTTCCGGTGGTTCTTTACGGTGTGGGACGATATAAAAAGCGCTTCCGCAATCTCTTCGTCTTTCTTGCCATAGTAGCAAAGCTCCATCACCCTAAGTTGACTGTCTGAAAGTGTGCTGTTGAACTTCGGTTCACAGATTTTTTTGAAGCCATCGCATTCCCCACGCAGCGGACAACCGACAAACTCAAATTTGAAATTCCAGTTCTCATCCACGTCTATCATGTTATCGTACAGCCCGAAGTTGCATTTGATAAACCTGCGTACAGCCAAGAAATCCCGGTAGCATTTATTCCCGTCGTAACGGGCGTAATACTTGCGGAGTGCCGCATAAGCCTCCGGATAGAACTCTTCCAAAATCTCAAGGAAACTTTGAATGAAATCCGTATCGGACTCTTTCAACTGGCGTTCCGGCTGTCCCTGCTCTTTGATAGTTACTTCGCCGGAGGGGGTGGTATAGAATTCTATTGCGCGCATACCTTATCCTCCTTTGGGAATAACTCGCTGGCAGGGATGCCAAGTTCTTGTGCAATTACTGTTTGTGCCAATGCGTCCGGTTGGTAGACTCCCGCTACCCAACATCTGACGGCCGATTCAGATCGTTTGGTAATGGTAGCTATCTTTTGGATGAAAGCCTTCTTGGGCGGCGTGTTGTCCATGGAGAAGTATATCTCTCTGAACGAACGAGCACCAGTCTCATGACCTTGTAGGTTTAATTTTTCCATTTTTGCCTCCTTACATTATTATATATGTTCTAATTTCTTTACCTTTGACAGTGTATTAATGATTACAGGTGCAAATATAAAGAGTCTTTATATTTAATCCAAATATTATTTATATTATTTGTTCTAAATATATAAAGAGTTGTTATATATGAATGTGTATCAAAGAATTAAGGTAGTGGTTAAGTGGCTGATAGGTAATGGTGTTGCGGGTAGTCAAAAAGAAATTGGAATTCTTCTTGGCTATAAAAATGAATCTTCATTTTCCCAAGTACTCAATAATAAGGTCGCATTACCTATAGATTTCATTGATAGACTAAGCAATCTTTCCCCTTTATTGAATAAGAGTTGGATTTTAGATGGAGAAGGTACTATGTTAAAGAAAACTCATATTGCAGGTGAGTCTACAGAGCCAATGAATAATGTTGAGAGTATTGATGAAAAACAACCAATTCTTGATATTCGTGTTTGTGCGGGGAACGGTATAGGTTTAGAGGGGGACGAGAACAAAATAACTGAATGGGTTTCCATCCCTGCATTTAAAGGATGCCGAGGAATTATGGTATTTGGTGATAGTATGTATGACAAATATAAATCTGGCGATATCATATTTGTTCGTAGGATCGAAAGCCGGAATGATATAGACTATGGCCAGTGTTACGTTGTCATAACCCAGGAAGATCGATATATAAAGAATCTTTATGAGAGCTCTAAAGGCGATGGTTATATTACGATGGTGTCATACAATATGGAACTGAATCCTGATGGCCGTCGTAAGTTCCCAGACCGGGATATTGCTAAGAGTGAAATCCTGTTTCTTTATAAGGTAGCAGGTAAGTTAAGAAGAAGTCAACTATAAAAAATCAATTTAAGATGGGATTTTGGGATTTTCTGAAAAAGAAAGAACTAGAAGAAATCAAACGTCTAAACAATGAGGTGGATCAAAAAAATAATTTTATATCCACCTTGCAGATACGTTTAGAAAAACTTAGCCAATATGAAGGTATTTTAGATGCGGAAGTAAAGGCTCAAGAAATTATATTGTCAGCTCAAAAAGAAGCTCAAAATGTTATCGTAGAAGCTTCCAAGAAAGCTCAAAAAATGCGTGACGAAGCGGCTTCTATTTTGCATGATATAAAAGAAAGAGATAAATCATCAGAAGCAATGTCTAATGATTTAATCGAAGCTGCTAGAATAAATGGAGATAAGATCAGAAAAGAGGCGCGGGAAAAAGCTAATGAACTAAAGAATAAAGCTGAAGCTATTTTAAACAATGCAACTAAGCAGGCTGAGACTATAATACAAAACGCTCACAATAAAGCGGAAAGTATAGCAGGTGATGCTTATAAGATAAAACAAGAATCTGAAGATTTAGAAAAAACTCTTGTCGCATTGAAGAACACAGTTCGTGGATATGGTGATGATTATATCATACCCTCTTACAGTTTGCTGGATCAATTAGCCGATGATTTCGGTTATACAGAAGCAGGAGAAGAGCTTAAGAAGGCAAGGGAACGTTCCCGACTAATGGTAAAGAATCATACGGCAGCAAAATGTGACTATGTTGAAGAATATAGAAAAACAACAGCTATAGATTTTATTATTGATGCTTTTAATGGAAAAACTGATACAATATTAACTTTAGTAAAACAAGATAATTTTGGAGTTTTGAAACAGAAAATAACAGATGCTTATTACTTAGTAAATAATTTAGGAAAAGCTTTTCGGAATGCTGTTATAACTCCTCAATATTTAGATTCTCGATTGGATGAGTTAAAATGGGCTGTAACTTGTACGGAACTAAGAAATCGTGAGCGAGAAGAGCAACGACAAATTCGAGAACAAATGCGAGAGGAAGAACGAGCAAGAAGAGAATATGAAAAAGCAATGAAAGATGCAGCTAAAGAGGAAGAGTTGTTGAAAAAGGCCATTGAAAAAGCTCAACAGGCAGTAGCCAAAGCCTCAGAGGAACAAAAAGCGAAATATGAAGCTAAATTACAAGAACTTTCAGAAAAATTAAAAGAAGCAGAGGAAAAAAGTCAAAGAGCAATATCAATGGCTCAACAAACTAAATCTGGACATGTATATATCATTTCAAATATAGGTTCTTTTGGAGAGGATGTGTTTAAAATAGGAATGACTAGACGATTAGAACCTACAGATCGTGTGCGAGAACTTGGGGATGCAAGTGTTCCTTTTCCATTTGATATACATGCTATGATATTTAGTGAAGATGCACCGAAGCTTGAGACAACTTTGCATAAAGTATTTGTTGATAATCAAGTGAATAAAGTAAATCCAAGAAAAGAGTTTTTTAAAGTATCTATTTCTAACATTCGAAATCAAATAGAATCAATGAACATTCAGGCAAAATGGACAATGATCGCTGATGCTTATGAATGGAGAGAAACACAAGCTATAGAAAAGGCTATGGCGCAAAATAGTAATCTACAAAAAGAATGGAAAGAACAACAATTGCAAGAAGTTGAAGATAATTTGATTGAGGATGATATTTAAATGGAAGATAAGAATAAAGCTGTGATAAGTATCCTGTTTTCGGTACCAGTCATATTACCTTCGATAGATAACAAAGAATTTGAAATACGCAGGGTTGCTCATAGTCGCTAAGTATCAGATTCTTGTAAATTTCCATATCGATATTTGCCAGTCAAGATAAAGATTACAACGCTCTGTATAAATATGGCATCGTCGTCGAAGTCGGTATGTAAAGTATCTTTCAAAAACATCTTTACTAATTTGTATCGGATGTAAACGGAAATAATTTTTTTGATCATGGTGATAAGTATTAAATGTTTGTCATTCTAAAATATAAAAAGCTAGTTCTGTTTTCAATGGATTGTGAAGCAGCATGTGGTTGCGGATGTGATATTGTAAATAAGAAATATTAGATTGGATACAATGAACAAAAAAGAACGTTGGATAATATATCCATTCCTTATCATATTGATAATTGTTGCTTTTACTGCACTATGCCAAGAGCATCCTAGAATTGGAGGGTTTGATTATCTCGGTTTTATTATGGGAATTCTTTCATTCCTTTTGGCGATATTGGCTGTTATGTTCGGATATAATATTCTTGATATTAAAGGACGTATAAAAGAGAATGTAGAGAAAGAATTTGAAGGTGTAAAATTAGACATAGAAAAGTTGCAATCGGAAGTCTTGTTTTTAAGGAGTAAGGTTGTTGTGAGGAAGATATTTGTAAAAGGTAACATTGTTATAGAAACAAAAAAATTTAAATGTAAAGACTTAATTGCTTATGCAAAAGATGTCCACATGTTAAATGCCGAGATAATAGACGAAGATTTAATAATTAAAGATAGTTCTGATTTTGATCCGAATGCTGAATATTATGCTTCTGGTGATATAATATCGCATGTAGTATGTGATGATGAATAAGTCGGTAGAATTTTAGGACGATTTAAATAGGATAGGTATGGAAAATGAGCTTTCAATATTAATTTCTTGGTTAATTTCTTTTATTGGAATTGGAGTCACTGCTTTGTTGGGTATTAATATATGGACATCATTGAGTATTGATAAACGGATTGAAGTTATTGTTAAAAAGGAGGTTGAAAGTTTAAAGGAGCAGAACGTGGAGTTAAGAGATCAGTTGAAAAATTATTCTTTGGCGATTAGTGAAAGATCTGTTGGAGATGAATATATGAGAATGGGAATAACAGGAGATGCGATATTCAATTATCTAAATAGTTTAGAGTACTCAATAGTGGCGCAAGATAAAAGTCTTATTTCTGAGAACTTAGATAGCTGCTTAAGCATAATCAAAGAGTTTCCAGCTATAGCTCATTGTGAAACGACAATGGAGAATCTTGAAAATATTAAAGAGATACTGATGCAGATCCATGATGAACGTTCTTATGAGCTATATTCTTATTTCGTTTCTTCTTCCAAGAACGAAAATGATCTATCTCTTCAGGAATCACTATCAAAAGAAAAAAACGAAGAAGGCAATATAAGATAA